TAAACTGTTTACTACTTACCCTGGCGAGGGTCAGGGCATAAATGCCCTGACAAACCTCGCAACTATTGTTGGGCTTGATTTCCGATGAAATCGAAAAATGTTACATTGTATGTGATTATAACTTGATATCTCATTGAATCTGCGTCAGCGTTTGGCATTGAATCAACGCCGCAAATGAAATAACATTCATTAGATGGACCTGACGATGTTAAACTTGACAAAGTACTATCTTTATACGATAAGTTTTGTAACTTGTGTGGATAACACCTGAAACGAAGCTTGTGCATTGCTCCAGTTGTGTTTTGAGGGGCATACTTCCACCTCAAATTTTTATTGCCTTCTTCAATCAAATTATCCAAATCGTTTGGATAATCAGAAGCACTAGGATCATTAAGGATGAACATGCGTGCTGCTCGTTCATTAGCCGCATATATATTAGTCGTTGATACGGTTGTACCATCAACTTGATCTCCAATAGTAGTGTTCACTACATGGTTAGACAAAGCTACAAACGTAATTGTAGCATAATTAACCTTGTACTTTCCGTACAAAGCTTTATAATTATCGAAAAACATTGGCTGGTGACCACCAGCTGCGTAAGTTGGATCGTCCAAATTGTTGCATCTGTAAATTGCTACAGCACTTGTTCCATTGCCAGGATTTAAACTAAAGTCTTCAACATATCTTAATACTGTTGTCTTCGATCTTGGAAAACCTCCGATATTCTGAATACGGGAGGATCGACTAGTAAAATTTCTAGTACGTAATGATCTGTACAGTAGAGGCGTTCTACGCGCACTCCTTGTCATGCGACGCATGAATCTACCTCGGCGAGCTCGGGCTCTTTTATATGCCATGTTTAAACGTCTTGGTCGTCGTGGCATATTGACACAAAAGGGTACTTTGACAAATGAGGGTGTGTTTGGTCGACAACCACTCATTTAAGCCCATGGGGGAATTGCCCATGCCCGGGTCGGGGGGTAATACTAGCCCCCCGACCCTCATTTGACAAAATGTCTAAGAGTAGAAACTGGTGCTTCACTTTGAATAACCCGGCTGTGGGGGAAATACAATTCACTCAGCACACTTTAAAGCTACTAATAGCTAATAAAGAGATCGGAGACTCTGGTACTCCACACTACCAAGGTTACTGTGAGTTTAATAATCCTGTTCCTCTCTCTACGGTCAGGAACTGGTTACCACGGGCTCATTGGGAAGTACGAAAGGGGACTCAATACGAAGCAATTAAATATTGCCTAAAGGATTACTTGCAAGACGGTGCTGCGTACTTGCTATATCAGGATTTAAAACTTAACCAACTGGAAGAATTCGGTTTATTGGCGTACGGTGTGGATCTTAATTCCTCAATTGACGAATTCCTCGGCAGTCTCTCCGCGAGAAAGACCTCGAAACTCGAAGCACTTAAAGGGTTGATTGATAATGGAGGAAGTGATAAGGATTTGGCTGATGCTGATTTTGATACCTGGATCCGTCATTACCGTGGCCTTGCTGCTTATCGAATGCTTAGCGTCGCGCCACGTTCTCATGAGATGGAGATCATTGTCATCTACGGACCTACAGGAACTGGGAAATCGAAATACTGTTTGGATAACTATAAGGATGCCTACTGGAAACAACGGAGTAACTGGTGGGATGGATACGCTCAACAGGAGACGGTCATTATCGATGAGTTCTATGGATGGCTCAAATTCGACACACTCCTGCGACTCTGCGATCGTTACCCACTTCTCGTCGAATCTAAAGGAGGACAAATCCAGCTCGGAGGCTGCAAACGAATATGTTTCACTAGCAACCTTGTGCCGAGCAAATGGTATACAGTCCCCAATTTCGCAGCGTTCGTGCGAAGAGTGACTAAATGGATTTGGATGGAAAGACTTGGTGAACAAATCGAATTTAATACTTATGATAACTTTAATAATTCTGTAAGTAATTATATTAATAACTTAGCGTTAACTGCTATTAACCAATAATATATCCCTACTCTATCCTACTTAAACTGTTTACTACTTACCCTGGCGAGGGTCAGGGCATAAATGCCCTGACAAACCTCGCAACTATTGTTGGGCTTGATTTCCGATGAAATCGAAAAATGTTACATTGTATGTGATTATAA